GAGAGATCCATCGGCGTAATAAAAGGTTTCTGGAACTGCCAATCCTGCATAATAACCACCTTCGGCAAAAACGCCCGAATGTGGTGTTAGCGGAGAGATATCACAGTTATCATCAAGATGGTGCCTATTGACATCAGCAAAATAATCACTGCGAGGAGAACATAAACCACACGAAACTGTGTCCCAATGTTGTATTGCAGATCCAAGACATGCAATTCCATTGAATTGCGGATGTCGGTGGTGTGCATAACAAACATCAGGGGGTAATTCGCGGATCCTCCGTTCTGATTCCGATAGTAATGATAATGGCGGGCTATCCGGCCCTTCCAGTGGGGTTAAACTGGCTGTATACCCCTGTTTTTCGTACAATCTTGACTTCGTGCTTGTACTTGCACCTTGTTTAGTTTTCGTGAAACTATATACAACCTGGAGAACGTTTCAACCCTCCGGGAGGTTCAGCATTCAATGTCGTCTCCCACACAAGCCTATGATTCTGCTGACACACAGAACCATGGTAACCAATATGTGGTTCATTCTTAACGTTGTTCAACAGCCATGCTGTAATTCTATCGTCAAACGTTAAATGGTTCGTCCTCACGAAACGGTGGAATTTTCTGGTTTCCACGAACCGATTAACACGGTCACGAAATTCTTCATATTTCGCCCTTCCGTGCGCGACATACTCTAGCAAAGCACCATCAAGTAAATCACCAAAAAGTTCTTCTTCTGTCATGTGTGATACAGGTATACCACAAGACAGCGATTTGATAATGCTAGACTCTGACAATGCACCAAGGCGTCGTTGAAGTTCTGGTATGTACACAGTTTGACGTTTTAGAAAGTCAACCTCACTGACATGATAAAATGGATCATGATCGCCCTCTTTAGTTGGTGGGGTATACAATATGCCATATTGATCTAACCAATAGGCTTTAATCTGTGCATTGTACCAACTGCATTTATCAGACACAGTACCAATATCATCGTCACCATATGTCATCATATGAACATTATTCCTAAAAGGTGGTGGTGTGCCCCCGTGCGCTTGATAATAAGCACACCGAGAGTTGAGACTGTTGGCAGTACTGTTGACATAAGACGTCAAATTTTGTCCACTAGGATTACCTCGTGAC